GGGCTACCTATACCGACAACAAAAGATGAAGATATTCAAGAGTTATTTAACGATATGCTTTTGGAGTTCTCGCAGGATATGCAGTCTATACATACACAGTGCCATAGAGAAGGCACGATATGGATATGGCCGTCTTATGATTCGAGGGAACGGCGATTACGCTGGGAGTTTATACCAGATGAAGCTGTTTCAGATATTATCGTTGATATTAACACACGTGAAATTATCAAGATAATAGTTGATGAAGAGATAACGATAACCACCGATTATAATAAGACTGATAACGTACGGAGACGGCGGGAATTCACACGCGAGAAAATCACGGTTACATGGTCGGGTGAAATACCTGAAAATGTTAATAATGAATCCTATAGGAATCCGGTTAGTATATTGCCTATCCCATTCGCCAATAACAAAGACGGTGAAGGGCATAGAGGGTATTCAGATTATGAGCGAATAATAGCGGATCTAAAAGATTACAACGATATAGATTTTGCACAGTCTAATATGTTAGCGAAATTCAAGATTAAACAAATACAGTATTTTTCAAGCAGCGTTGATGAATGGCTGGAAAATAACGGGTATGATTCACTTGCCGACGTTGATATTTCTAAAACAGATTTTATCATGAATAAATATGATGCTGAGAAAACAGAATATCTATTCCCTCAATCTGCACATGAAGCTTGGGAGGCTGCGCTAAAAAGGAAATTCCGCAAAATAGTAGAAGGTTCTGGCTTACCTGAGCTTCTATGGGGTTCTAATATAACGGGTAACCAGGCTTCACCCGAGCAACAAATGAATACCTTTGTTTTATACGTAAAAAACAAGCAATCGCAGAAAACACAGATGTATTATGAGCTTTTCGAAGCTTCTATTCAGCTTCTATCGGCTGCAGGTGAAATACCGGATATACCTGATTTTGAAATACGCTGGAATGATCTATCAGCAATAAGCGAAAAGGTAAAATCAGAAATATTCAGTAATTTTGCAAGCGGCGTATCTGCGCTTATAGATGTAGCAGGCATAACAAAAGAGCAATTGCAACAGCTATGGGAACAAATGTATCCACAGATAACAGAAGATGATATGGAAGAATTCAAACAGCAGCTTACTGATATGGCAGGGCATAAACAATATAAAGACGCTGATTTCTTGCAGACAATGGACCTTGGGGAAAACGGGGAATTAGAAGATGACGAAGCAGGAGTATAATGCAGCTTATTCAGCAGCACGAAGGAAAGCCGGTAGGCTAACTGCTGCAGGTATGCGCGAATTAAAAACAACATATGAAAAAGCGGGTGAAGATGTTGCCCGTGTTGTCCGCGATGCGAAAGCGCGTTCGTTATCTGATTTGACTATTCAATCAAGGGAAGGTATCAGAAAACAATTAGAAGACGGCGCGAATAATATTCGGAATGATCTTGATAACATGCTTAATAAACAGATGCGTAGGGCTTCTAAAACCATAACAGATATTGACGCTAAATACCTGAAAGAAGCGCTCCCTACAGGTATAAATATAACAGCGGCGGGTATAGAATCAGTATCGGCGATTGTTAATGAGCGGGTAGTAAGATCCGTTATTAACCGTATTTTTTCGGACGGTTATACGCTGAGCGAAAGAATCTGGCGGGCTGGTTCCGATTATCCGGTTCAAATGAATCGGGTATTGGCTGCAGGTTTCGCACAAGGGCGCGATCCTGTGAAAATAGCTAAGGATATGGAAGTATATATTGCAGACGGGAAGAGGAAACTTGCCGAGCGATACGGGCCTAATCTCAGATCGGGAACTAAACAGTGGGTTAAGCGTATCCGGGGAAAGGTTGATTATAGAGCTTTGAGGCTTGTGCGGAGTGAATTGTATATGTCTTTGCAGGAAGCGGGCCGGGAATCCGGAAGGGCTAACCCCGGGGCTATGGATCAATACGATTGGATACTGAATCCAGGACGGCAGCAGTGGGGTTGCGTTTGCCCTGATAATGCCGCAGGGAGTCCGTATACATATCAGAATGTGCCGAGTTATCCGCATCCGCATTGTGCATGTAGAACACAAGCGAGACTAAGAAAAAGAAAAACGTTTGTAAATGATCTTAAAAAATGGTCGAGAGGGCAAGACGTAGAATATCTCGATCAATGGAATAGGGAGTTTTATGTGCCCGCGACGCAATAAAATGCACCTGTTATATAGTAACTTGACATTTTCTTTGTTAGGGTGCAAAATATAAAGAAGGATATAATATGATTAGATTCCAATTAGAAGGATTCGTAGGCGATGAAATTACCCCGGTGGGTGTAAGCGAGAAATTAACGGAAGCTGCAGGCGATGATATAACCGTTGATCTGTATACAGTAGGCGGTCAAATATACGACGGTATAGAAGTATATAATCGTATCGCCAATTATCCGGGCAAGAAAACCGCTGTACTAGGTGGGTTGGTTGCATCTATCGGAACATATATTTCTACTGCCTTCGATACTATCCAGGCGCAGAGTTCAACTGTTTTCATGGTTCATAATGCCGGTAGTATGATGATCGGCGATGCGGACGCAATGGAAAAAGAAGCAAAGGAACTACGGAAGCTTAATAATCATATTGCAGAGCGATTAGCAGAGCGAAGCGGCAAAAAGAAAAAAGATATACTTGATATGATGGACGCTGAGACTTACTTGTATGGTCAAGAAATTGTAGATCAAGGTTTTGCAGATGAATTACTTGAAAACAAAAATGCCGTTGCACTTGATAAAGATGCGTGTAAACGTCTTATAGCTTCGGCAAAAGAAGAACATAAGAATAGAATAGCAGCTAAAAATAAAAAACCTGAAGAAAAGGGGAATGATACTGTCAATGATGGTATTAGAATAATAACGAATAAGGAGATTCAGACTATGGACAAAAAAGAGTTGCTTCAAAGAATCGACGTCCTAAGACAGAATGGCGATATTACGCTCCTGGAAATCGCCAAGTCGATGGGCCTCGAAAATCAGATTGTAACCGAAGAAACACGGCAGGCGGTTGAAACCGTCAATCGTTTCAACGAAGCCGGTATCAAAGATATTGAAGCTGAGATGAAAAGGTTACAGGAAAAGGCCGAAAAGGCAGAAAAGGCAGAGCGCGAAAACACACTGCTTGAAAACTTCGGCCCTCGAAAGAACAAGGACGGTTCTGTAAATGTTGTACGTGATTACGCGGAAAAGGTATACAATAGTGAAACATCTATTGAAGATATCAAGAACGATGAAATCATGAAACGGCTGCAGGCGCAAAATGCTGATTATACCTCCGAAGCAAATAGGCTTGGAGTTGTAGAGGAGCAGCAGAAACAGAAAAACGACGGCCCTAAGACCGTTAAATATTAATTTCAGTTGCTATCTCTTTAAGGTAAATTGTCATGGATAGCAAATAAAAAGGAGTAAAACATGGCTGCAAATGTATATATTCAGAAAGAAAACGTCGATCATGTACGTTTTAAAAACGATACCGGCGCCGATGTATCGCAGTACGATTTCGAGGTTGTAGGGCCTTACGCTGCTGTCGCCGATGCCGATATTTCAAGCGGTTCAGTCGGTTCCTGGCACGTTGAAGAGGGTATTCAGATTCAGAGCGATGAACTTGAAACCAGTGAAGATACCTTCGGAACTGAGGGACAGGCCGTATACTGGAATGCAACTAACTTGACGTTCAGCGATACGGAAACGGTTGGTTACTATCTCGTCGGTTATCTTGTGAGAACAAAAGACACTAACGGTATGATAGTATTCGAGAAACTACGTTATGCCGAAGTTGTAACGAGCTAAATAAGGAGTAAAATATGGCTGTAAAAATAATTAACGCAGATACGATAGCTAAGGAACGATACAACGCAGGGCATACCAGCCCGGTTCGTATTTTCCAAGGGAACGCACGGGAAAACCTTAGATCGGCTGAACCGCGAATAATCGGTGATCCGATGTTCGTTCAAATGGGTTCCGAACGCTGGGAAGATTCCGCAGGTTATCATAAACTATGGAATGAAATTGAAGATACAAGAAATCGTGTAAACGCGGCACAGACGCCAAGTGCATCCGATCTTGAAGACCTTCTCGGTAAAATCTTCATAGATATAACCCGTCGAGCGCAGGAATCTCCGGATCTTACAAGTAGAATTTGTACAGAAATAACCGATCTTGGTTTTCCTGAGACAATCAATCTAAGGGAAATATACAAATACCGTGGTGATTTCCAAGAAATCGCCGGTACGAATGATAGTGTACCTTTGATTGAACAGACTCTTGGAGAGACTGATACGGTTGATCTTAAGATACGCGCTTTAGGCTGGAAAGATAGCCTAAAGAACATGCTGTATAACAGGCTGCATTCTATGCAGAAAGTAACACAGGCTGTTGCCGATGCCGACGTTGATAAACGTAACGAATTGACTGTAGGTGAAATAGTAGGCACTACTTACGATTCGAGTCAGAAACAGGCTGCTGATACAACCGCCAATTCGACGTATGATGTGAAAACATATAATACGTTTCGTAAGGCGATTAAAAAGCTTCGTGGCTTGAAAGACTACCGCACAGAGCGTAAGATTGCAGTTCCTACCATTTCGGTTCTCTGTAATTCTTATGATACCTGGACGATTCAGCGAGTGATAGGCGGACAGCTTACCACTGGCGGCGCGAATGGTACGCTTAATACTATTAACGCACAGGCGCTCCCGATAGGTGAAATAATCGAATACGATCAGGGTATTAACGATGGTTTTACTTGGGGTAAGGAAACACTCGATTATCCGGGTGTAACTGCAGGTGAATGTTATATATTCGTACCCCGTGAGTATTCTTGGGTTATGAATAAACGTCCGCTTACCATGGAAACCGGTATGGGTTCCGTGCTGCAGCTTTCCACAGAGGAAAGAGCATGGTACAGAGTACAGGCAGAGTTTCTTAAGATTTTGCTTGGTTCGAGTTATTCAGGTACTGCACTTGGTAGTGGCTACGGGGCAATTGTGAAGCTCACACTCCCTACGGATAGCTAAGAAATAATCACTTAAAAATTAACCCCCGCTATATGCGGGGGTTTTTAGTTTATAGCCATTAGTAGATGATGTTTATATTTTTTAAGTTATTATCGTGTTTATAATTTGCTCATATTCGCTTGCTCGATCGATTGGCCAACTGGTAACAAGCCCGCCTTCACGGTAAATAAGTCGTTTTACAATCCCGCATAAATCGTAAGAGATAACCAACAAGACTTTTACTCTGTTTTCGTTTTGCATATTTTGCATTGTTCAAAATCCTTTCCTCCTTATGTGTTTATTTACCGGCCAATACCGGTATAATCGTAGTCAATACTCTGTTTGGCCGGGTGCTCTACCAAAGCCACATTGTCACTATTACGGTTCCAGCAAAGCATGATATTTACTGCATTCATATTCTTCTCCTTTTACTTTGTAGTACCGAACTACCGAACTTCCACAGATCGGTAATTTCGGTGATATACCGATAGTACCGAAGAACTCTCCCCCCCCCTAGGGGGGGAGTTCTTCGGTATTCGGTATCGGGCAAGTTAGGCCTCGCATAGTCTGCCGTCCTCTTTGGTTATTAGGCCTCGCCTCACAAGGCTTGCCAGTGCGTCATTAAACGCGCTTCGCTGTTTCTCGGTTTTTTCCTTGAATTGTTGAAGAGCAATTTCTTCATCTATCCCGTCGGCACCTTCGATGATTTCCATTACCGCCGCCTGATTCCCCTGTAGTTTTCTTGGGGGTTTCGGCGTATGCCACCTATGACCCGGTCGCCACCTTCCCCCGCGTTGTGCACACTTTGCAGTGCAATTACGGGTTTTTCCTTCTAGAGCGCTTCACGAGGGAAAAACTACAAAATGCACTGCATACCATGCATGTGTGCATCTTTGGCGATAATTAGTGTAATTATAGTTCCCATATGTAGCGTGTATCTGTTGCCCGTTTATTTTGATCTATAATTTTATATAGTGTATATAATTATGGAATCTTAGTTATAATTAAATAAAAATAAGCCCAAAAATAGGCTTACTACGCTATATATAGCGTAATAAGCCCTATGTTTATCAAGCGTTTTTATATTTTTTGTGCTTTAAATGGAATATAAAAAAACCGGGGTTCGTAAAGGAGATTACGTAACCCCGGCGGGCAAAAGAAAGATGGAAGAAGAGAACTATATTTGTATTGTATCTTGACATTTTGGTTGTGTCAAGCGATAATAGAAGTATGGCAACATTTAGTCAAATAAAAGAAGTTCGGATTCGTGTTGATGATCCTGCAGGGTTTCAGGATATAATTGAAGTTGCAAACTCCGCAGCACTACCCGCCGCCCCCTCACCGTATACCGCTTATAAGCTTGCTGATACCGGCGCTTATGTGGCTACAGACTTGGAATCGGGTGCAACAGCTTCTGATTATGAACGTCAACCGCTCAGGGTATCAGATAGCCGTATTGATAATTGGATAGACACCTACTCGATAGATAAAGCGGAATGCAAAGCACTCGATGCAATAGCTACCCGGCTGGGTTCGGAAGTACGCTTACGCCGTGTACAGGCTGGTTCAGAGTCTACAGAGTTTACCGCTCTGAAAGACCTGTATAATTATTACAAGGAATTATCGGACGAGTGTAAAGAGCGTTACCGGAAATCTAAAGGCAACAGTACTGGCCGGTATGGTTATTCCGATCAACCGGAAATCGCGGGGGGTGAAAATTGATAACTCAATATACGATAACAAATGCAAGCTGGACGGCTATAACGTCCGCCGGGAACAAGAATATCGTGTAGATTATCGGACGGAACTTCAGGGATCATTACTTGTAATGTTGGTTTTGAAGGACACTATTATGCTTAATAAGATCATGCTGAAACAAGCGCGAGAAGGTTTCAAAAGAAACATCGCGGTTAATAGAAGTAGAATCACGCTCACAAGGCAGCCTACTACTACCGATCCGATAACAGGTGAACAAGTAGCAGACCCAACCGGCACGGCTACTACTCATACAATATACTGTAGGATAACGCACGAGCGTTCGCAGGTTCCAGAGAACGAAGCTAACCCCGCAGGGCTTTCAACGAATTTACAGCGTATGATAATGACAGACTGGGAGAATATACCACAAGAGAACGATACCTTCACATGGAATGAAATCGGTTGGGAAGTTGGGCCGGTTGACCCTGTGATACAGTTCGGTGGTATAATAGGTTATCAAGCACCATTGCAGGAGGCGACCTAATGGATCATAGAGGTATGAAAGAATACGTAGGCGGGGAGTATATAATCAGAGTTGTTGACGATGGAATTATAATTACTACTAATTCTAATCTAAAAACAACAGAAAAGATTAGATGGGAAGAAATACAGCATATGTTAAAACCTGTTGGTATTAAAAATAAGGATTTATAAAATGGGAATGAAAATACCCGATTCGGCGGCAGACCCTGGGCATGATAATGAAAGCTTGCCGGATGCAAACGAAGCGTATATAATGAATCCGTATCCAGGGAAAGAATTATTGACAAGGCATGAAGCGCTTAACGCAATTAACGCCTTGTCGGGGATGTTACTAATAGATGGCAACAAGAGGAATAAACAGAGTAAAGAAGAGGACTGAAAGCCTTTTCGAGCGGAAAAGAGCTGCGCTGTATGCTCTATCGCTTCGTTATGCTGCTGAGGCTCTGAATGATTTTCGCAAGAAACAAGCGCAAAATGCATACTGGACAAATAGGACTGGAACTGCACGTGATCTTGTTTTCTCGGATGCATACCTTGAAGAAACCGAGGTTGGTTGGTTTATTGCACATGGAGTTGAATACGGTGTATATTTAGAGCTTGCGAATAACGGAAGATACGAAGCTCTAAGACCGACAATAAAAGAGTTTGCAAAACCGTTTTTTAACGATGCAAAGAAATTGTATAAGGATTAGAAATGTTATCCAAAGTTATCGAGCAGATAAAAACCGGATCAATTACAAACGTTGTCCCGTATGGCTCGGCTCTTCCGGCTACGCCTTACGTAGTAGTACGTCCTGAACGTGATCCGCTCGACCGTGGACGCGTATTCCGGATAATAGCGCATTATCAGCCGGGGCAACAAGCTTGGCTTGAAGATTATATATTTGACGAAATACTTACCTTGTTAGATGAATTTACAGCTACGTCAAGGCATGGAAACGATAACAGGTTAGTGACAGAACAAGAATATACTGATATAATAGTGGATAACGACGATGGCACAATAAGCATGGAACGTAGATTCCTAATGCCGTCGAGAACATTTTAAAGGAGAAAAAAATGTCATTAAGAAGTTCAGCAAAATACGAATTTGGGTTACCGTTTGCACGTTTCATGCCATTAAATGATGACTTAACAATTCCAACAGTAACTCGGATGCTCGGCGGTACAGGGCCGTTCGATTTTTCAGGTGTTACAGATGATACAGCAGTACAGTTGTATATCAAGCAAGATGATGGAACGGCAACGAGTATAACCGTTGATGTTTCTACCGCAAGCGACACATCTGCTGTAACTGTTTCAGAGTTGCAAACTGCGCTTGATTCTGGTGCTTCCCCCGCATTATCTACAATAGATATTGCAGCAACTACAGCAGCAGGCAAAAACGGAAGCACAAGGATTAAACTTGCTTCAACTGATACATCGACTACACCGAGCTACATACAGGTATACGGAGAACTCGCAGAAATCGCTAAGTTCGGACAGGGCTTCGGCCTGAAGTTTGTCAAGTTCGATACGCTACGAACATTCGGTCTTACCCCTACCATGAAAGACGATGAAACTTTCACGACTACCGATGCACAGGGACAGGATACCGAAGTTATATCGGACGGCTACAGGAAAGGCTCAACAGCAAGTGTTACCGACACTGCAAAAGACCCTGAATTCAAGGTTCTAATGCTTGGCGGTTCATATAATTCTACAACCGGACGCTACGAAGCAGGTACTTCGGAATCTGTACGATACTACTTCTATGTAGAATTGTATTATCCGTATTACTCAAGAGGAACTAATCAGGAAGCTGATATTGTTGGATACAAGCAAAAAGTCATTCGTATGGCCAAAGGAGGCTTGGGTGAAGATACTCACGGACGTGAATGGTCGGACGGTAACTATACACTAACCGCTGTTACATACATAGATGAAAATGATAATCTTCTTGCAGATGAATACGAAGATGAATTAACCATTTCGGAATACAATGCGCTTGCATTATCAGATGTATAAGGGGATATCTTTATGGCCCTTCGTTCTGATGCAAGATATGAATTCGGGATAGAATTTCTTCGTTTTCTTCCACATAATGATAATCACACGGTAGCCACAGAGGATAATGTATATTCCTCTGTAGGCCCGTGGGATTTTTCAAGCGCAACAGACACTACAGCGGTTCCGCTATATACACAAGTAGACGATGGAGAGCTTATAACAAGGCTTGTCGATCTATCAGGAGTACTTGATATAACTGCTGTTACACCGTCTGAATTGGTAGAGGTGATTGAAGCCGCGGAATCAACCGGATATGAAAGCTACGATATTAGAGTAACTTCCGATGGCGATACGCGTGTAACTACAGACGGTGATACCCGCGTACTTCATGATCCGTACGATTCATTTTCAGTTGATGGAGATAGAATACAGGTTACATCATCAAGCGCGAATTATTGGATACAAGTTTTCGGTGAACTTGCTGAAATATCAGGATTCGGACAGGGTTTTGGGCTTCGCTGGATTAATTGTGATACGGTTAGAAGTATTGAAAAAACAAAACGTAACCTTGGAAGTCAAACTCATGTTACCCGCGATGGATCAGGTGGATTTACAGAGGTACGGGAGCAACCGCGTGAGGCTGGAAGAGATATAAATATAATTGATACTGCAACAGATTATTCGCTTAAAACTATGATAGATAAGCAAGGCAGATCATTATATATAGAAATATATACTCCTGTATATCGTAGTGGGATAAATCCTAAAAAAAATCCTGTATCATATGTTCAAGAAAAAATATATAATTGTGTTGGTAGAAGTTTAGGTAAGACAAGAGAGCAAGGCTTCTCAGGACAGAGATATAATATTAACTCGACTAAAGGGGCGGGCTACAGTGATGACTATAATACAGAAACTATTACACCGGCAGAATACGCAGCACTCGGACTTAGCGACTACTAAAGAGAAAATACAAGAATCTCAATATCCCATTATTATGGCGCCCTTTTTTGGCACTCCGGTTCCTGTAATGCTTCGTGAACTAACGCAAGCGCAGATAATGGCATGTGGTAGTTTTTCCCTCATAGAAACATTCAAAGATAAAATCGAACGGCAGCAGAAATCCGATAATCTTGATCTTGATACTGTTATTGAATATTCAGAGAAACATAACGAAATATGTAAACGCGCTCTTTTGAAACCGACGTATGATGAAATAATTGAAATGATAACAGATACGAAAATAGAAGAGGCACGAAATAAACTGAAAGAACTTAAAGAGCGTATCAAAGAAACTCCACGGGGTGAAGAGCGAACAAAAATAGAACATGAAATAGATTCGCTTAGAGTTTGGACGGATCTTATATTGCCGGATGATTTCACTTCTTTCATAGTATCGTATACGCTTAATATTGAAAAATCTGATATAAAAGAGCTTACAAGAGAAGTGCTTTTGAATGCTGCTATATTGGCAGAGCAAGGGCATGATAACCCAGCAGATCATGTAACAGGGAAGTTCACTGATTTCATGAAAGATGATATAAACTCCCGTGCATGGATTATCCTCCGCGATGCAAGAGAAGAAAACCGGAGGACAAATGTCCGTTAAACGTGATATACTAACAGCAACAGGCGGTTACAATGGCAGTTGATGCAGGAACTATATACAGTGAAGTCCGTATCGAACTCGATAAACTTAAAGGTGATATAAGAAAAACTCGCACAGAATTTGATAAGTTTGGAAAGTCTAATCAAAGGCAAGCCCGGAAAGTTCAAAAATCATGGACAGACAAGTTTAAACAGATAAATCTCGCGGGTGTTGCTGCTTTTGCAGGAATAGGTGTTGCGCTTAAAAAAGCTATTACTCAGTTTGCTGATTTCGAGCAGGCGATGGCGAACGTCCAGTCCGTCGCCCGTGCTACCCCGGAAGAATTTAGGAGGCTTGAAGAGGCCGCACAGCAAGCAGGGGAAACCACGGCGTTTTCAGCGACTGAATCAGCTAACGCTCTGTATTCCCTCGCTTCCGCGGGATTAGATGCGAAAGAATCAGCAGCGGCGCTCGATGGGGTGTTGCAGTTAGCTGGCGCGACACAATCCGATCTTACTGATACTTCCGCTTCAGTTGCTGCTGCTTTGAGTCAATTCGGCTTAGATGCTTCCGAAGCAACCGATGTTTCCAATACGTTTGCTGCTGCGATTGCTAACAGTCAGGCTAACATGACTAAGTTATCGAATGCGATGCGTCAAGTAGGACCCGTCGCGGGTACACTCGGTATATCAATAGAAGAAACCACAGGCGCATTACAGGCGTTATTCGATGCGGGTTTTAGAGGCGAGCAAGCAGGAACTGCGCTTCGTAATATTTTATCCTCACTCGCGAATGAATCAGATGCAACAGTTAAAAAACTGAATGACTTAGGTGTGGCTTTTGAAGATGTTGACCCGGCTGCTAACTCTCTTACAGATGTGATAGGAACTCTTGCAGAGGCGGGACTTGAAACTGGACAAGTGCTTGATGCTTTCGGACGTGAAGCAGGGCCTCAATTATTAACTCTGTTACAGACTGGCGAACAAGGGTTGAAAGATTATACAGCAGCCGTAACTGATACAAACGCGGCCTCCGAAGCATACGAAATACAGATGGATACTATGCAAGGTTCACTTGCTGAACTTAGCAGTGCTACAGAATCAGCCGCAATTACTTTCATTAGTGAATTCGCACCGGCTATTCGAGCGGTTATCGAATCTTTAACATCTCTGATAAGATTCATAAGCGATATTCCAGGGCCTTTAAAAGTCATGCTCGGTCTTTTCACTGGTGGGGTAGCAACAGTAGCAGGTTTCACTACTGCACTGTCAGTACTTGGCGTTACTGCGGGGGTTGCTCTCGGGCCTATAACAGCTATAGTTGCTGCAGCTTCCGCGCTTACGGCTGGTTTTATAGCAGTCAAGGGCGCTATAGGAAATGTGAAACTCGGTGATCTACGGGGTGAAGTTGAGGGTATAGCTTCTGAGCTTGATCTTACGCAGCAGAAGGCAAAAGAGTTCGCGATAAACCTAAAAGCTATAGGCGCTAACAAAGATAATCTCGATGGTATAATATCCGGAATAAAACAGATAAAACAAGAGTTCGGGTTATCTATAGATGTGATAGAAGAAGCGAATCAGAAGTTTTTGACGCTTCGCGAAATCGGGGTATCGACTGCGGATGCTGTCGATAATCTGAAACGTGAATACGGATTAACAGAGGAAGAAGTTTTCGCAGTTTTAGAAGTTAATGAAGAGCTGTCAAAGGAGACTGAAAATGCTCTTGAAACGCAGCAAGAGAAAACAAAAGAACAAAAGGAATTTGTTAAGCAATTATCCAGGGAAGTTACCCGTCGCGATGCTGTAAGACAACTCGCACAGGGAAATGAAAAACTCGCTCAATCTGCACTTAATTTTCTGAAAAAGCAAGATGAACAGTTAAATAAAAACGAAGACAGAGTAATCGATAAAATACAAGCTGAATTGGATCTTGAAGAAGAGGTAAACAACTTACAGGAACTAAAAAATGAAGGTGGAATAACAGAAGCTGAACTTACTGAAAGAAGCAATTCACTAAGAAAAAATATTAGAGATAATCTGATAGAATCCGTACAGGCTGGTGAGGAATTAACAGAGGGACAATGGCACTTACTCGGAGCTATAAATGAATTTCTCGGTGTACAAAAAGAAACTGTGGAAGAGTCTGAGAATCTTTCCGATTCTTTTGAAGAGATAGAAACTAACATATACTCCGGTATAGATGCACTTGAAAAATACCATGATGAATCAAAAGCAACGTATACTGATATTTCCGATCAAACTGAATCATATGAAATGGAATTACTGAGGCTTGTCGGGACAGAAGAGGAAGTAATTGAAGCCGAAAGAGATAGGGCGATTGCAGCTGCTCGGGCTTCCGGCGGTTCTATCGATGCGATAAACAGACAGATAGATGCGATAAATAGATTGTATGATGAAATGCTAAACCGTGCGCGAGAAAGCACAGAAGAGCAGAAAACGTTATTCAGAGAATTCCTTGATAGTGTACGTGAAACCGAGGCTGATTGGCAAGATTATTTTGACGTTGTAACAAATGGATTCACAAATCTTGTTTCGAGTATAGATAGTCTTGTGCAGGCAAGCGCTGATAATCAGATAGAAGAGATCAATCGGGTACTCGATGCGCAGTTGTCGACAATAAATAGATTAGAACAAAACCGTATTGATTCAATAGATAGACAGTTACAAAAAGAGCTTGAAGCAGCAGGAGTAGCAGAAGAAACAAGGCTTGAATCATTAGAGCGACAATTAGAAGAAGCAAAAGAATCTGGGGATAAAGAAACAGAGGCAAGACTTGAAGATGAAATAACAAGACTTGAAATTATACAGAAATATGAAAAGGAAAAAACTAAAACAGAAGAAGAGGCCGAAGCAGAAAGAATTGAAGCTACAGAAGAAGCAGAGCAAGAGAAAGCACAAATACAATATGAGGCAAACATAGCTGCATGGAGATCCAAGCTTGCAATTGCCTTAGCAGATGCAGCACGTGCTATAATAACAGGATATGCACAGCTTGGGCCGATTGCTGGTTCCATCGCAGCGGCTACGACAGGGGTTGCAACAGGAATACAGATAGCTGCTATGAGACAGGCGAAGCCGGAAGAACCGGATTTCGCTACAGGCGGAATCGTAAATCCTATACGTGATAATATAAATAATATTCAGAGTAGATCGAACAAGCCTGAGTTTCAAACAGGCGGTATTATGGTTCCCTCCGGTTCGGATGGTAGACAAATAACTGTCGCTGAAAATGGTTCTCCTGAGCTTATGCTTAATTCCGGCGGTGAAGGTGCTGCGCTATTAGATGAATTTGCAAATCGTATAGTACGAGCTATGGGAACACAGCGCGGTGGCGGTGGTATAATGAATGTTCAGCTTTCAGTTGACGGTAGAAAAATAGCAGAGAATACGGTAGACTATATTAACAACGGACAGATACGGGTTAAGGTATGAAAATATTATTTGATAATGTTCTTGAAAACGGTACGTACTCGGCTGATAATGCAAGCGCGAATTATCCCGCTGATAATTTAGTGCATGCGTTTCTTCATAAAAGATACCAGCATTTAGCGAAAGTATATGATACTGTAGAAATAACTCTTCCCTCTACTGAAAGAATTAATTGTTTTTTCTTAGGGTATAGCAATGTAGGGAAGATAATAGTAAGATTTTACGATGCATCGAGTTCTTTATTATTAACAAAAACGCTATATGGTGAACAAAATGTTAGGTATACAACAGAAGGCGACAGAAGAGAAACTACAGGCGGGGATATTCGAGTAACGCAAGATGCGTTCGGAGATAATTCTGATGCGGTTCATTTCTCTGATATTTACGTTAAGAAAATTGAGATTGATGTATACGGCGGGGCAGGCGGGTATCTCGGCGGTGTTGCTGCGGGAGTATCTGAGGATTTCGGAGTTCCCGTTTCACCGTGGACAGAGCCTTATATTGATAATAGTATCGTAACATCTTCATTATATGGACAGACCTTGCAGCAACAGATAGATCCGTTGCGTTCTTATACATGGATGCTTAGGGATTTAACACGCTCGGAAATAAATTATATTCGAGAAATATATTATAAGTATGGATACGGGGCGCGTATATGGATAGATCCGTTCGAAAGCGACCACGATTTTATGAAGCCGTTTTATGGACGATTAAACGCACCGCCTATGATAACTAAAAATGGTAGGCGATATGATATAGAATGGGAATTTAGGGAGGCAAGATAATGGCAATAAATAGAGTAGCATACCCTTCTACACCTACACCAGTGTCTAATGACTGGGGCAGGATTGTTGATTTAATGCAGACGAATTATTTACTTACTGAGGGTCCTGAGCGGATAGATTTCACGAATGACGATGTGAAGGAAGGCGCTGTTTTTCAGATCGGCGGGGTTGTTTACCTGGCTGATTCGGATACACCTATAACCGGCACATCAAGCGATTATGTTAAGATAACGCCGAGCGGATCAACCGCCAGTGCTGCTTATGTATCGAACTTGACCGGTGTTTCGTGGAATGCGGTTTATAATGGATACTACGATGGTAGCGGGAATCTGTATGTTTTCAGTGAAGTTAAGGCCATACTTGCAGGTGATATAACGGCAGCTGAAACGAGAATCGGTAAGGCGTATAAAGATTTACTCGCGGGAAATAATACGTTTACTGGTGATAATACGCTGTCGGGGAATAATACGTTTACCGGAATAACAAGAGTTAAATTACGTGATTTAATTTCTGATTATGCAACTGCAGAAGCTTTACCTAAAAAACATATAATAAGACCATATGCATACGATTGGATTTTGCAGTCTAATGCTGCAAGTAATAGTTGGCATGATATAGCATGGAGTCCTTCGCTTGGTTTATTCGCGGCAGTTGCGAATTCCGGCACAGGCGACCGAGTTATGACAAGTCCTAATGGCATTAATTGGACAAACAGAACAAGCGCTGCTGATAATTATTGGTATGATATCACATGGAGTCCCGATCTTAGTTTGTTTGCTGCTGTTTCGATAACGGGTACTGGCGACCGGGTTATGACGTCGCCAGATGGTATAACTTGGACATCAAGGACAAGTGCAGCCGATTATCAATGGCGTTCTATAGCATGGAGTCCTTCGCTTGGTTTATTTGCAGTAGTTTCAGATTCTGGCACAGGCGATCGCGTAATGACAAGTCCCGACGGTACGACGTGGACGCTACGAACAAGTGCGGCTGATAATAACTGGCGAGCAATAGCATGGAGTCCGTCACTTGGGTTATTCGCTGCGGTTGCAACATCGGGCACAGGCAATAGGGTTATGACCAGTCCCGACGGTATAAATTGGAGTATACAGACAAGTGCAGCCGATTATCAATGGCTTAGTATAGCATGGAGTCCAACGCTTAGTTTATTTGCTGCGGTTGCATCTACCGGAACAGGTGATCGAGTTATGACGTCGCCAGATGGTACAACGTGGACATCAAGGACAAGTGCCGCTGATTACACGTGGACAAGTATCGCATGGAGTCCTGAGCTTGGTTTATTCGTAGCGGTTTCCTTATCTGGCACAGGCGATAGAATTATGACAAGTCCCGACGGTATAAATTGGACACTTCGTTCAAGTGCAGCCGATGATCAATGGCAAAGTATCGCATGGAGTCCCGAGCTTGGTATATTCGCTTCAGTTTCTAGCTCTGGAACAGCAATGACCTCGAGAAAATACATATGATAATAACCGAGTTACTACGATACATTCTTAATACGTACTTCTCCCCTGTAGAGCATTTTGTATATTCGGCTATAATACGAGAACAAGAATCAGATGTTGCCGATTTCTGGAAAAATACTTTTAGTGCCCCGTATGAAACTACAAACGAAAGAATCTACATCCGCGAATTCGTATCCGATGTTCTTAATTCTTATAACATCGCTGCAACTTACGCCGATTGCCTTGCACAAGAAAAATCATTTTTTTGGGATAACGATACCCAAACTATATACGTACATTTCGACCACGATGCAAGCTGGTATACTGCCGACTATTCATTAGGACAGGTTTTTGGCTATACAGATTCGGACGTTTGCTATATAAACGATATCGAATATTTACCGCTTATAAAATCAGTTCCGAATATATCCAAGCAAGTTGATCTACAGAATTATTCAAAGCTTGCTTTTGTTTCCGGTTCTATTGTTATTAACAACGTAGAGGGCTTAGCCGATTGGATGATAAGCGCCGATATTTACGGCCAGTCTATTTACATGATGTACCTTGCCGATTCTGATATTGAAAGTGGTAACGCTTCCCGCGATGATTTAGTTGATCTTGCGGCGTTTTATATTGAGGACTACGATATAGGAACGCAAGAGAATATAATAAGAGTACAGGATATACGTAAGGCACAGAATATAGATATACCTGTTGATGTATTTTCAAGTAGCGATTATCCGAATATTCAGTCCGAATATGTTAATGAACCGATACCCTTGATATACGGGGATGTAGCGGAAGTACCGGCGATTCCGGTAAACGGTGATACATCCGGGGATGTTACATTCAGAGCTGCCAAGGTATTAACAGCAATCGGGCAGATTCAAGTATTCTATGATGATACCTGGAATAATGTTACTGCTACGTCTACCGATTTATCAACCGGATCATTCACACTTGCCTACGCAGATTGCAGGAAAGACGGCGCTACAGATGGAGATATATTCGATTGCCGTGTTCAGTCCGTATGCGGGGAAACTATAACATATGCTTCGGATGTAATTAAGAAACTGAATGAAGAGGCGCTTAATTTAGAATATACCGATACGAATTATGATACGGTTGAATGGGCTACGGAAGAAAAACAGCTTGCAGAAATAGGCGTTATGTTTCAAGAACGTGTTAAGTTATACGAAGCGATTAGACAAGTGCAGTCCGGCGCAAACATAGGTTTCCGCTATGAAATAAAAGCGAACGGACGCCGGACTATACGAATAGACGATACTTCCCGTACTGTTTCTGATTTTGCAGGGAAAGAAAATATACGTAACCTTGCAAACATGAATGTAGAGACTGATTCTGAATTACTCGCGGCTATTGCTGTTGTTAAGTACAAAAAGAATTATCAGAGCGGGCATCATCATAGATATATAGATGTATCAGAGCGCGAGACTGCAAGAAAAACATACAGGCAAACACCGACTTTGACTGCTGAGAATAATCTGTTACAGACAGAAACACTCGCTGCAGAGCGGGCTTCATGGATGCTTGACCGTTTCTCGACGATACCAAAAATAATCCAGCTTGAACTTATGGGAACCGACTGGTATACACTGAGGATTTATGATATAATACAAGCAGAAATTACGCTTGGGTTTGTCGATCTTGATGCACAGACGATAACAGGCAGGGAGTTCTACGGAATTTGGAATGCACAGGTTATAAGTGTAGCACCTGATTTCCAGGGCTTGACAAACAGAGTTAGACTTTTATTAACGGAGAAAATAGTATGATTATAAAGGGGTTTATAGATGGCAAATAAAACGATTTCTGGAATAACTACAGAGGCTACAAGCAGAAACGATTCCGATTGGCTTGAAACAGAGCAAGGCGGTGTGTCTAAAAAGATAACCGCTGCTAATTTTCTCGGCGACTTAAATGATCTCGAGCCTGCAACCGGATACGATTCTACTGGTGCAACAATTATAATACCGGACACCCTCCGTGCTTCGGTTGAAGCAGCTTCAGGCGGAAGGGTTACTGTGTTGTACGACGATCAGGGTTACCCAAGTTATATGGTACGGATACCAGCTTTCAACCTTGAGGATATCCACAGCGATTTCGGAACTGGTAGGCACCCGGCTTTTACAGTTGGAGGGGTTGATAAAGCGGAAATTTTCGTAGGCATGCACCAGGCCTCGGTTTATAATAACAGGGCTTTGTCTTTACCGGGCCTTGATCCAACAGTCAATGTGGATTGGGATGAAGCACACACGTATTGCACCAATAAGGGCTCAGGCTGGCACTTAATGACTAATTGGGAATGGGCGGCGGTTACCCTCTGGGTTATGAAGCAAGTAACAGATTCTATTCTCGCCAATCAACCACGAGGAAATACCGATTACGGGCGCGCACACGATGAGTACCAAGAGACCGGCACACGCCAAGATGGCGCGAGTTATGCTCCCGGGGGTAGCTCCGGTGAAGGACGGATATTGACAGGAAGCGGCCCGGCAGCATGGCGACACGATCTTACAGTAGCAGGAATTGCAGACATGGTAGGTAATATATGGGAGTGGGTTGGTGGCCTAAAAATTATAGACGGCGCAATCAAAATGCCGAACGATAACGACTATACGATGAGCGATAGTTCGTATCCGGATCAGGACGCTACTATTACAGATTCTGATCCATGGAATGCGGACGGAGTAACAGTGGGAGGAACCGGTGATACGGAATTATTACGTGCGGCTTTATTAAAGCCTGCAACAGCAGTGACTGATACTACAAACGGTAGCTTGTTTGTTAATGATACCAGTGAGCGCGTGCCGCGCCGTGGGGGCCACTGGAACTGCGGGTCGATCGCTGGTTTGGCCGCTTTGTACCTCACCAATACTCGGTCGTACCCGTACAACTACTTCGGGTTTCGCCCCTGCTATATTGGATAGGAGATAGTATATGATGCACGAATATATAGCTAAGATGTATAAAAACGGACAGAATACAGAAGCACGCCGAGCAATCAAGCAAGAGATTGCCCGGGAGAATACTCCGGAAGGTGAGAATCCGGCTTACCGGCCGACAACGGAAGAAATAGATGCGGTCGAGGCTGAATACTACGCTTCACGCCGTGCATACCGGTACGGCCCGCCGGAAAAGCAAACAGAGTATATAGCCGAAAACGGGATATCTGCATGGCAGCAGCTTGTTTCGCAGGTTAAGGCTGATATCCCGAAGCCAGTTGAATAGGGGGATGCATGGAGCTGCAGGGAATACAGAAAGACATCGAGAAGCTTAAACAGTGGAGAGACGGAAATGGAGCGAAAGGGGCAGAGAAGCGCCTGCAGGAGTTAGAATGGAAAGATGAGAACCGATATAGTAAGTGTTTCGGAATTAAAAAGGTAGAAGAAGTGAAAGAGGAAATCGCAAAAAAGGAGGGTGAACAATTGCAAAAAAAGCATTTTTTAATAGCCCAATCAATACAGACTATCGTGCTAATTGTCATGTTAGCTGGATTGGTTGTGAGCTTATAAGCTGGGGGAACTATGATACAGAAAATTAGAGGAGGCGGAGTAGAGAGAAAATCCATTTGGTATCAGACGGATTTTACCGGTGTTAGGCATGATGATGGATGCTTGGCATTCTCAATCACAGATATGTGCCGCGGTGTTCTTATTGATATGGGGCACGAGCCAAGGAATCTATCAAGAGCTGAAGTTGAGTGCATGCACAAACATGCACATGAGCGAGGCTATTTGCGGAAAAGTAGAAATAATCCCGAATTCGGAATGTACGTATACAACCATGGGGGTTATGCCAATGAGGCGCTATCTTGGTTGATAGAACCTTACGTCAGATGCCAATACATCGGTGCATTCTATCTGCACGGCTCCGGCCAAAGCTGGGGGATAAAAG